GCGGCTGCAATGTCGGTTAGTACGTTGACACCCGTGTCCGGCGAAGACGTAACCGCAGCGTGCGGTGAGAACACACCAAGCGTCCCGTGTTCCGCAACATGAAAGCCGGTCCCTCCGCCTGCGGCGATAGTCAAAGCTCCGGTTCCGGGATCCATCAGGGCCACATCGGTCGTAATCCAACCGAAACATGCCTTCGCGGCCCACCCAGCCGAGTCGCCTCCAGTCGAGAACCCAACCCTGAAGTACATGATCATCTCACGATTATCCATGATGGTAGCCGTCGAGGTGATCTTACCCAAGAGATTGAGTTGTGGACTGTCTGTCTCCGTGCCAGTTGGAACAGTGTTGTACGCAAGCTGCGTTCCGTCATCATTTCCAGCACCGGGGTTGAGAAGAAGATACCCCGTTGCGGCATCTACTACTTCGGACGGACTCGATGCCGTTCCGATGTCGGTGAGTGTCCAACCGGAAGCTGCAAGTTTGCCATCTGCAACCGGGTAATCAAATTCTTCAACCTGAAGCTGATACGGACTCCGAACAGCATCAACGGTCGCTAGCGCAGCGTCATCGAAGAGACCATTGGCCGAACTGTTATTCCCCAAGAGGGGACCTTGGAAATGTGTTCCAGTAGTTCTACTACTCATTGTTTTATCCTAACTGGCCCAAATGGGCTGGCCCCGAAGGGCTGGTGTAGATAAGAAGAAAGGCGGGGACCCGAAGGCCCCCGCCAGTTTGTTACGAAAGCTCACCACTTCCAAAGACACCGAGGAAGTCCGAGACGCCGAAGGAATATCGTTCCCTCGCCTTGTATCGGACATTTCCAGTGTCGAAGTCGCCGTCCATCCCCGTCTGGAGAGGAGTGCGCTGGAACATCTTCATGCCATTCGGGCAATCAGTGATGATGAACCATTCCTTCTTGTTCGCGGTCGTGAGATAGTGATTGACCGAGTAACCCTCAGGAATTACTCCGTTGCTACGGAGTGCATTGATGTCGTTGTCCGCAGTCCCGGGACGGAGTTCCGTCTCAAGAACGCGGGTAGCAACGAACTGGTTGTACGGAGCGCAGATCAACTTACGCGGGCGAGCCGCAATAAGAAGGCCACGATCATCCGTGAACGCAGCGATGTCAATCACCGCTTGCTCAAGCGAAGTCTCGTTGAGGTCTGCTGCCGTAGTCAGAACATTCGCGACACTTCCACCAGACACAGTAGTGTGGGACGTAGAACAAAGCGCAGCACCATCACCAGCCGTGAAGTTGGTGGTAGCGAATGCGTTGTTCAACGGGAAGGCCGCCTTGACCTGCTTCGTGTGCGCCATCGAACGGGCGAGCGCCTTGGTGTAGCGAGCCGAGAGCGAATCATAAAGATTGTCCTCAACTGCTTCCTCGGTGATCGAGAATCCCATCGCAATGGTTTCGTGGTTGTAACGAGCCGTGAAATGCTCCTGCGCCGTATCGTAAGAGATCGCAGATCCCTCAGACTTCACAGGTGCAGCACCAAAGCCAGACAACTTAACTTCCTCTTCAAACGCTCTATCCGAAGATTCGGTTTCGTAGATCTCCTTGTGCTCGTCCTCGTACTTCTTGTACTCCAAACCGAACAGGGCATTCAACCCAGGAAGGAGTTCCTTCATCATTTGTGAACGTGAAATAGCCATGATTATTTACTCCTTTCCTTAGATGCCCGCGACAGACAGGTAACGGTTGATTGAAGATTCAAGAATTACCAAGCCATAGCTGTAGGTCGTAGCACGCACCGCACTGATCGGACTATCCGAGCCATCGGCATCGGTGAGACCAATGAGCTTGAGTTGAGCAACCGTCGTGACTCCAGCGGTGCCGGAGTCAAGACACATACCACTCTGCCCAGTGACGGTACTTCCGCCGTTGTACTCAATGTCAAAATTCATGCCGATTTCGATACGGGTAAACGTATCAACATTGGCATCGCCGTTCGCAATACGGATCCGGTACACCTGCAACGGATTCGTAATGAGGTGGGCAATAGTGCTTCCATCTGTGATTGTCTGGTTATACGTGTTGGAGAATTTCGTGTCACCATTATTGTCTACATACTGGCAACCCTGAAAAACCCCAACCGTTATTGTGTCGCTTGCAGCAGTGGAGGGTTGAATTTCTCCATTCCCATCAATCAGACAGAGGTCGCCTTGGAAATAATCGGCGGTCTCTGAAGCCTTGATGAAGAACTGCTGTGTGCCGGAAGAGTCTGTTGCTCCGCCAAGCATATTAGAGTGGGGGATAAGTCCCCCCTTTGTGGCAGCCATCCGACTACCTCCTTAAAATTAGATCAACGACATACTTGAGTGGTACATCCACCATTAGCTATCGCCAAACGTGACCCGGGTCATTCGCTCAGACTTGCTGAGCGGCATACGCGGGTCTGCATCTCCTCGTTGGCTAGTTCCTCGAACTGGGTTCCAATTTCCTTCGCCCTTGAGCAAAGCAGGAGCCCCCCAATGACAACATTGTCTGGGTACTGGCTGCCCCTGTCGGAAACAACCATTAGTTCTGGATAGTCGCTCGAAAGCACTGGTTCCCACCCGTCACGAAGAGCTTGCGAGACATTGATATTGTCTGACTCTCCACGGGAAGAAGCCCTTACATACCGGAAGTCGATCCCCTCTCGGGGGTTGGGCTGTGGAAGAAGCGGGGATGGTTTCCATTCCTGCTTCCGGACTTCACTTTCGCGTGTTTCGTTAGTTCTAGGTGCGCGTTCTTCAGCCATTTTGATTATCTTTCATGAGTTGTTTGGCGTACTGTTCTGGTGTGATACCCAAGCGCTTCGCGAGAGAAACCTGAGTAGAGGTTAGCTGGACCCTGCGAGGAGAGCCTCCACCCCTGAGGGCGGGAGCAACTACCGTCGTCATCCCTTGGCCACCAGCCGGATCCCCTGATCCTCGACCATTGGACGTTCCGGGGAAAACTTCCCCGATTCGTTCATCTATCTTTTCGTAATATCCATCAGAATGCGGGTCCATCCCCTCCTTGATAAGACGCTCGTGAACGCCGTAAGCAAACTGGGTCTTCTCCGAATCCTTTCCGAACCATTCATTGTTCCCCATCCAACTGGAAAGTTTTGGATCTACCGGCTGTCGGCGGGGGGCCTGGGCGGCGGCTTGCTGCATCATAGCCCGCTGCCTCATCACCATATACTGCTGTTGCTGCATGGCGGCGGCGTTCTGTCCCGCAACCACGGGTTGGTACTTTTCTGCCTGGTCTCTTTCGAGGACCGTTCGGCTCAAAACCTCCTGGGCCTCGACTATCGCGTCGGGATCGCCAGACTCATGGGCCGCCTTGAAGCGATTCTTTGCGTTGTTAAGCTCACTGTCCGTCCGACTGTGTATCTCGGAGAGGAGGACTTTCTCCCCTCTCTCAAGCACCGAACGAAGTTCCCGATTCTGCGACTCCATGGTCTGGGCATATCGGACCGCCTCCTCCTGCATACGGATGGCAGCATCCTTTATCCGCCGCTCTTCGTGGAACTCGTACTTGAGCCTGGAAATCCTCTTCCCTGCTCGACCACCAACCTCATCAATTTCGCTCTCTGGCGAACCGTTCTCGGGGAGGCTTCTGGACTCGTCCCTTGGCGCAACCCTGTCTTCCGAGGGACGATCATCAGATACGACTACGTCGATATCCTCGTCAGGGTGCTCGGTCATTTCGTTTCCCAAAAGGTCTTCTAGGGGTGCACTCATGCTCTGTTTACCCCCATCGGGTTATCAACGACAGCCTCTACTGAATCGTCATTGATAATGCGGAACTCCCGCCCGTGGACCATGATTCTGGTACCCGAGTAGGCACGCATCACTACCCAATCACCTTCCTCGCACCAAGGCTCTCCAGGAAACCGCTTGGCATCCTGGTAGGCGTCCGGACCTAGCTTCATCACGTATCCAACAATCGTCGCAACGGACTCTGCATCACGGCGCTCATCGGGCACGATGATTCCACCCTCCGTCTTTTCCTTAACCTCGGGAAGGGCGACAAGGATCCTAAAGCCGGTCGGATCCGGCAACTTGGATAATTTCTCCAAGGGGGCCTCACTACTGTACTGGAGTTGTCCAGACAACAGATATTCTCCTTTTGCAGGGACAATTAAAGGGTGTCCAAGTACCCAATGCGCCCGGATGGGCGGATCTAAAATTTATCTTCCTCGGAGGACATTCTGGAGCCCAGCTCCTTGACCTCCCGTTCAGCTAGGGATAGACCCTCGACTACACCACAGGCTTTCTGGTAAGCGGCGTAGTTCTCGATTGAACCACCTGCGAGGTGCTGAACGTACTGTGCTTTAAGTTCTAAAAATCTTGCGAGAAGGGCCTCAAGGACGGGATCCAATCAGGTGTCCTGCTTCTTCTCGGCGAGCAGCATCTCCTGCTCAAGCTCCATCATCTTCTCAATTATCCTGGCACCGATCCTGCCGCCTTCCACCGTCTCGGTACGCGCCATCTGTTCTGCGGAAAGCATCATTGAGGATATCTTTGCGCCCATATCTGCCGCTTGGCGAGCCTCATCAGAGCTAAGTTTCCGGTCTTTGGCGTTCGCATCCAGGATCGTCTCAACAAGACGCATACCCGCCTTGCCCTCCTCCAACTTGAAGTTCGTCTCCATCTTCTGCGTCTCCAGTCGGCTCTTCTCGGCAACCTTCTGTTGCTCAAGACCCAATCTCGCCTGCTGGTCTGCGATCTTCGACTCAACCTCCATCCTCCGGATGGCAAGCTCCTCCTTCCGCATCTGGATAATCGGGTCCTCTTGTTCCTCTTGGATCTGCTCCTGCTGGGCTTCCCTCTGGGTCTCCTCAAGTACCCTGCCAGCAGCTTCGCTGACGAGCCTTGAGAGATTGACCTCGACTTCTGGGGGAAGTTCCTCTTCGGGTGGCGGAAGCTCTACCCCTAGCTGCTCCTGCACCTTCGCCCGATACCCAAAGGCCAGATGCTCCGAGACATGCGCCATCAGGGAAGCCTGGATGGCCCCCGCGTTCGGATCCTTCTCAAGCATCGACAATATCTTGGGGTCCTCTGCCGCAGCCATGTGTGTCTGGATGTGTGCCTCATGGTCCTGCCACATGTAAGCCTTTACCGGCTTGCTGCGGATCAAATCCATGTTCTCGGTCACCGGATCCCTCGCCAGGACCTCGTCCTCGTCGGGAATCACCTTGTCAGTGTCCGATATGCCCAAAACCTCAAGCATCTGCCTATGAAGGACCGGGAGGTCGTATATCTGCGGGTTTGTCTCCGCCAACTGGAGTGCAGACTGGTATTGCATGATACGTTGGGCCATTGTCGATGAATTCGGATCCGAAACAGGCAAAACGTCTATCCTGTCGTCGAAATCCTCCGCTTTCATCGTCTCGTCCCCGTCCATGTCGTACGGGTAGTCCATCGGGGCGTTATCCTTGACTATCGACTCAAGGATTCGGAATTCTTCCTTCATGGACGAGTGTAATCGCGACTGGATCGCCGCCATGACCTTCATCGAACGCTCAAGCAGCGCCAGGGTCGTCCCCACGGGGGCCTGGTTGCTCATATCGCTTATTTTTAGGTCCGTTAGGGACGCAAAGCGGCGACCTTCCTCAACTATGTTGCCAAGTAGCGAATAAAGTACATTTGAGGGCTCTTTGTAGGGCAGGAAGGTAATATTATCCCTGATTGCACCGCCAGGAACGTCCACATCCCGGAATTCCCCGGGGGAAATGGGTGAATCCTCCCCTCGAATCCGTAATCCGCGTGATTTTAGGCCACCGGGCAGATTTGAGAGCGTCCCCGCGTCAACAAGTTGCCTGAGGATCGACGTTGCCGACTTCGCGAGGCCACCAATCATGTGGATTAGGCCAAATCCGTAGAATCCCAGACCAGGAACGTACTCGTAGTGAACAAAGTGGGGCCTTTTCGTCTTCGCACTGTCCCCATCCTCCCAATTTCTTCGTATCGAGAGGATTTTCCGAGAGCTTAGGTCCACCGTTACCACGTAAGGCAACGCTATCCCCGTGTCCCCCCTGCCGTCTGAGTCTTCAAAGCCAGCAAGGTCTAGGTCTGTGTGCATTTCGAGCAAGGTGTGGCGTCCGTCAAACTCATAAGAGGGCGAATCGCCGGTCAGCTCGTCATATTTCTTCTGTATGTCGTCGGGATCCGCAATGGGATCGCCCAGCTCTAGGTCTGAGTAGAATCCAGAGAACTGCATCTTGCGAACTTCGTTCTGTGTTCGCCTCATTACGTGAGTTACGCGCTCTGCTGTCTCCAGGGACGGAGCCCCGTAGGACACAACTATGTCCTCAGATGGAACAAACATGGAACATGGCCTCTCCATGTTCGGATCCCAGTACACCTTCCTGAATGCGGACCCAGCCAGGGGTAGGCTGAAGAGCATCTTCTCGGTCTCGGACCGGTACTCTTTCATCACGTCAGTCACCAGGTAGTTCAGGTAATTCTCAACCCTGTGCGCTTGCCTCAGCTTTTCAGGAGTTGTCTTTCCCACTACCTTCGTCCTGACGGGTCCACCGGCCGGGAATATCTCGCTGATCGCCTGGCTCTGGAAACGTACTACTGCCTCCGCAAGGATCGGATGGGTAACACCGCAAGCCCCTTCCCAGGGCGTTGTCCGCTCTTCGGACTTCAAGCCGAGCTGGTCGAGGCCCTTAGTGTAGGTCTCC